AAGAACGATATTAAAGAATATTCTATTACTTGGGGTGGGTTAGCTCTTATAGAATTCTTGGTATCTGAACGTAATAATATCAGAACAAAATTTAAAACTTGTTTAGATATTGGTTCGGGTGATGGTGTACATAGTGAGATTATGAATCACGCAGGCCTTAAAGTAACTCAGATAGACAAGTACTCTGAGAAGGCTGACTACCAGATGGATTTTATGAGTTGGTCAAAGGCAAGACAATTAAATTTTGATGTTGTTTTTTGTTCTCATGTCATCGAACACCAAAGAAATGTCGGTGAGTTTTTAGATAGAATTTTTGATGTACTCAGTGATGATGGTGTATTGATTATCAGTGCTCCCAAAGAAGATCGTAATTTAATAGAAGGTCATTTAAATAGCTTTATCTTTCCATTATTTTTACAACAAATGATACACGCTGGTTTTGATTGTAAGAATGGAAAATTTTTAAGTACTATAGAAAATTCTTTTATTGTATCTAAGGCAAAAGATTTTGATATAGATGAACGGCTAGAAAATGGATACGAATGGACAGAGAAGCATCAGAATAGAAGTCTTATTGAATTAAAGAGTTCATCTGTTGATATGAAGTTTCATAATTGTCAACACATTCAACCAGACCTTACTTTGAAATTACCTAAGAATTATTGGTCGTATGGTATGATTATAAACATGGAGAGGCAGGGATTAAAATTCCACACCTAAAGACAAATCATAACTGGCTTTAATTGCACAGTTCCAACATCTGATATCACATTCACCTATAAGCTTTTGTATTTGTTCTTGGGCTTTGTGTTTCTTACCATGTCTTAAATTAAGACTTCTAATCTTTCGGTGGTGTGGGTAGAACATTAAAGCTACTTGCTCACTCTCTCCACAGTATTGACAACTCTTATTAACGAATCTATGAAGGAGAGAATTTCTCCTACCATTGCGTCCATCTTTTTTTGGTTCTACTAACATGACTGTGCATCTCTTTCCTATCTTTATTTATTTATAATGCACACCTATGTTATCTGGAGAACTAGTATTTTATAAATAATCTATGAAAGAATTGAAAGAATTTATATTATACTGAATAAAGTTAATGTGAAGGGCGGCTGGCTCGGGAGCATTAAAATCTCTAAGGGAGAAATAAAATGGCTGATTTAATTTCGCCGGGTGTACAAGTAAAAGAAAAAGATTTAACCGCTTCTGTACGAAGTGAGCCTACAAGTATTGGTGCTACTGCTATTACTGCTACATGGGGTCCGATGAATGAAGTCGTTACTGTTAATGACGAAACCCAATTGGTAGATATTTTTGGTAAGCCTGATGATGGTAACTTTGAGTATTGGTTTACGGCTGCTAACTTTTTGGCTTACACAAACACTCTAAGATTAGTAAGAATGGAACAGACAGGTTCTTTGAACGCTGGTGAAACCGCTGGTGTTCTTATTCCAAATACTACATCATGGTTGACAGGTGATGGTACAAATGGACCGTTTAGTGGTGGTCTAGCTAATGTAGGAACTACAGCTGCTAGATTTGCTGGTGTAAGAGGAAACAGTGTCAAGGTTTCTTATTGTTGGGATGCTGCTGGTTATAATGAAAATGCTGCAACAACTACAGCTGTAGCTACAGCTGCTGGAGTATCCATAGTTACTGTTGTTGCTGGTACAGCGGTAAATGTTAATGACATTATTAGCTTTGGTGGTACTACAGGTAATGCAACAAATGTTGCAACAGAGGTGGCAGAAAAAGGACAGAAGTATAAAGTACTCGCTATTAATACTCATGCACTTACCATAGAAAGATATCCAGCATCTAATGCAGTTGGCTTGAAAAGTGCTCTTGCTGGTAATACAGCTGCTATAGACGTTAATAGATTTTGGGAATTTTATGACCAGTTTGATGCGGCTCCTGCCACAACAACTTGGTTACTAGATATTCAAAAGAATCGAGTTACTGGTTCTGGTCTTGATGAACTTCATGTTGTAGTAGTTGATGCTGATGGTCTATTAACAGGCACCGCTGGTACAATACTTGAGAAGTTTGCAGGCCTGTCAAAATTGAAAGGTGCTGTAACAGATAGTGGTGATAATAACTACTACCTTGATGCGTTGTATTTGGGATCTGAATGGGTTTATTGGATGGATTTCCCAGCTGGTGCAACAGGTGGTTCAGGCCCTTGGGGTGCAGTACCAACAGTTACTTATACCTGTAATACTGCAACAACGAGTCCGGAAACTGCCACACTAACTGGTGGTGCGCCTTCTTCAAGTATTGCGCCTACAGAAGCTCAAAGGCTTGCTGCTTTTGATCGTTTTGAAGATCCAGACTATGTAGATTTTAATTTACTGATGTGTGGTCCTGCTTCTATTGATGGTGCAAGTGCAACCGCATTACCTATCAATAATATTGATATCGTTGAAAAACGTAAAGATGCTGTAGTGTTTGTTTCGCCGTATAAAAATGCTGTTGTTAATGTAGTGAATGGTTACACACAGACACAAAATACTAAGACATACTTTGATTCATTACCGAGTTCATCTTATACAGTATTTGATAGTGGTTATAAAAAGATGTATGACAAGTACAATGATACATTCCGTTGGGTACCTCTTAACGCTGATATCGCTGGTAGTTGTGCTAGAACTGATGCGGTTGAAGATCCGTGGTGGTCGCCTGCTGGTTTGAGTCGTGGTCAGATTCGAGGTAGTATCGAACTTGCGTTGAATCCAACTCAAGGAGAGCGTGACATTCTTTACCGTGCTCGTATTAATCCTGTTGTTACATTTGCAGGGGAAGGTACAGTACTTTGGGGTGACAAGACTGCTCTGGCTCAGAATAGTGCTTTCAGTCGCATTAATGTTCGTAGATTGTTTATCACAATCGAAGAAGCTATTGCAAAGGCTTCTCGTACAGTTCTGTTTGAGTTTAACGATACGTTCACAAGAGAACAATTCTTGGGTATGGTAAATCCATATATGAGAGATGTGCAGGCTCGTCGTGGTGTGACGGACTTTTTGGTCGTATGTGATGAATCCAATAACACTGGTCAAGTCATAGACAACAATGAGTTCCGTGCAGACATCTATGTGAAGCCCGCACGTTCAATTAACTTCATTACTCTTACCTTTGTTGCTACAAGAACAGATGTGAGTTTCAGTGAAGTGGTTGGAAGAGCTTAATTTAACAAGGAGATAAAACAAAATGGCAAATTTAAGTGCTTTTACAACTGCCTTACAGGGTGGCGGCGCTCGTGCTAATCAATTTATGGTTACGCTGGGTGGAACCGGTGCCACAGGCCTTACCAATAACTTTCATTTCCTATGTCGTTCTGCTCAGGTTCCAGCCTTGACCATAGGTGAGGTAGCAGTACCTTATCGTGGTCGTGTGATTTATCTGGCTGGTGATCGTACATATGATGCATGGACAGTAACAATAATGAATGATCGTAATTATAGCGTTCGTGCGTTTTTGGAAAACTGGATGGATGATATGGGTGATATAGGAGGCACTACTAAGGCTAATGCAATAAGTGCTGCTTCTTATTATGCTAATGCTACAGTACAACAGTTGGATAGAAATAATAAACCAATTAGAACTTATAAGCTAGAAGGTTTATGGCCGACAACTTTGGACGCCATTGATCTTTCTTATGATGCGAATGATGCAATAGAAGAATTTGGTGCGACATTCCGATTTAATTGGTTGACAGCTGGTGGTGGTGGACAAGGTGAAGATGAAGGTCAACGCAACAGTATGGTGATATCAGTTGGCGCTACATATTCATCTGATTTTTAATGAGGAGCTACAACGATAGGTTAAGGTAATTTTTGATTATACTGATTTCTAATCAGTATAAATAGTTATACTATGGCAGAATTATTTGGATGGGAAGTAAAGAAGAAGGAGAGCGACAAGGCCAAAAGCTTTGTCGCTCCTTCGGACGAAGAAGGCACACTAGATATTGCTGGTGGTGCTGGTTTTTTTGGGCAGTACTTATCTTATGATAAGTCTGCTCGTAATGATTATGAACTGGTACGCAAGTACCGACAAACCTCAGAAAACCCTGAGTGCGACCAAGCGATAGAAGATATTATCAACGAAGCCATTACGGCTGATGAAACTGATATCTCTGTTGCGGTTAATCTCGATTGGGTTCCCCTTTCTATGTCCATCAAGAAAAAGATGGATGAGGAATTTAAAGAAGTTCTTACCCTACTACAGTGGAAAAAGAAAGGGCACGATATCTTCAGACGGTGGTATATTGATGGAAGAATTTTCTTCCATAAGTTGATTGATGAAAAATCTCCACGAAAAGGTATATCCGAAGTACGTTTTATTGATCCGAAGTTTATCAAAAAGATACGAGAAATAGAAAAGGATAAAGTGCAGGGTGGTATTGAAGTAGTTAAGTCTGTTAAAGAGTGGTATGTTTACAACGAAGCTGGTGTGTATCCTGCATTACCCGCTATAGGTGGTACTGCAAATATGCAGGCACAGGGTTTAAAAATTTCTCCTGATGCTGTTGCATACGTTCCTTCAGGATTATATAACCCCACAACTAATCAAGTTTATTCTTTATTGCAGAAGGCAATCAAGCCTACTAATCAATTAAGAATGATTGAAGATGCGGTAGTAATCTATCGTATCGCTCGTGCTCCAGAAAGACGTATCTTTTATATCGACGTTGGTAATCTACCCAAACCTAAAGCTGAGGCATACATGAAAGATGTTATGTCACGCTATAGAAATAAAATCGTATATGATTCTAATACTGGTGAGATTGTGGATGACAGAAATCAGATGTCTATGTTGGAAGATTTCTGGTTGCCTCGTCGTGAGGGTGGACGGGGTACTGATGTAAGTACGTTATCTGGTGGTCAGAATCTTGGTGAACTAGAAGATATCAAATACTTCCAGAAGAAACTTTATAAGTCGTTGAACATTCCTATCTCTCGTTTAGAGTCAGAAGGTGGTTTCAATATGGGTAAGTCTACAGAGATTACCAGAGATGAAATAAAGTTTAGTAAGTTCATTCAACGTCTGCGTAAGAAGTTTGCAGAGTTATTTCAAGATATGCTTAAGACTCAGTTATTGCTTAAGGGTATTATGACTGATGAAGATTGGAACCATATTAAAGAATATATTGTTTATGATTTTAAAGATGATAATCATTTTCAAGAGTTAAAAGAAATTGAAATTCTTAATGAAAGACTGTCTGCATTGCAGGCTGTCAATGATTATGTCGGTACATATTATTCAGTAGAATATGTCCGACGTTATGTATTGCGTCAATCTGATACAGAGATAGAAGCAATTGATAAACAGATTGAACAAGAAAAGAAAGATGATGTTATGGACGATGACGCTGGTTTAGATCCAGGCAGGCCGATTGGTAGTAATATGCCTGAGCCTGAAATGCCACCCATGAATGGTAATGGTATGCAACCACCTACAGTTCCTGGTGGTGATGAGGGTCAAGCTGATGCTGATCAAGAATATTCAGGTCCAGAGACTGCGTAACTTATAAATATTAGAGGAAACTTATTATGGATAAAAATCTTAAAAAGATGATTGACAATGTTGCTGACGGTGATATGGCTGCCGCTGGTGATGCGTTTAATGCTGCTGCTGATGCACGAAGAGCAGATACATGGAAACAAGCCAAAATAGATTACGCCCAGAGAGCTTTTAAAGAAGTTGATCTAGGCCCAGTTTCGGCCGGACAAGACACAGGCATTACAGGTGACCCGGCTGCAGTAGAGGAATAATAAATGAAACTTATATCTGAATCAATAGAGGATG